ATGATTTAATTAAAGAAGTTGTTTTTAAAGCAATGAATGATTATGAAAAATATTATGATTGTATAGATTTTTGTACAAATATTTCTAATATTCGTTTTAATCGATATCAACAAAATAACGAGATGAAAAATCATGTAGATCATATAAGAGATATATTTGATGGTCAAAAAAACGGTATACCTATATTGTCGATTGTAGGTATTCTAAATGATGATTATCAAGGTGGTGATTTTGTATTTAATGACAATTATAAAGTAAAATTAAATGTTGGCGATATATTAATGTTTCCGTCAAACTTCATGTATAAACATAGAGTAACAACAGTTTTAAAAAATATTAGATACTCATTTGTTTGTTGGGGATATTGATAAATAGTATTATGACAAAACTCGAAGAAAAAGTTAATGAGATATTAGGTATAGAAAACAAAGAACCTAAAACTGAAAAAGAATTTAAAGCACCTGTTCCTCGTAGAGAAGATAAAGGTAATCCAGATGTAGACAATGACTACAAGTATAGTAGAGAAAATTATTATAACTTAATTGAAAGAGGACAAGAAGCAATAGAAGGTATATTAGATATTGCCAGAGAGGGACAACACCCTAGAGCATATGAAGTCGCTGGTCAATTAATAGGTCAAGTAGGACAAACAGTAGATAAACTACAAGACTTACAAAAGAAACTCAAAGATTTAAAAGAACTTCCCAAGTCAGCAAATCCACAAATCAAAAACGCTTTGTTTGTAGGATCAACAGCTGAATTACAAAAGATGTTAAAAAAAGATGAAACTATTGAAAGCAAAGACATTACACCCAAAAAAACAGACGATAGCGATAAGTGATTTAAGTTATATTAAGTATTATGAAAGTAATGACATGATACTTGAAGATTTGTTTAAAACAAAAGAATTAATAAATCCTATAGAAATAGAAAAAAGACAAATTTCTAAAACTCCTAGATATGGTGCTAATGGAAGTTTATATATAGAAAAAGAATTAGTTGTTTTAAAAGGCAGTCAAAGAGTAACCACTGCTAAAAAATTAGGATATACTCACATAGAAGGAATTATAATCAATGAGTGATGCATATTTAGGAAATCCAAATCTTAAAAAAGTAAACACACCACAAGAGTTTACTAAAGAACAGATTAAAGAATATCAAAAGTGTGCTGAAGATCCTTTATACTTTATGGAAACCTATGTTCAAATTGTTTCGCTTGATGAAGGATTAGTGCCATTTAAAATGTATGATTTTCAAAGAAAGATAGTAAGAACTATACATGAAAATAGATTTACAATCTGTAAACTACCTAGACAATCAGGTAAATCAACAACTACAATTTCTTATCTTTTACATTACGCTTTATTTAATCCTAATTCAAACATTGCTTTACTTGCCAATAAATCTTCAACTGCTAGAGATATATTAAGTAGATTACAATTAGCATATGAAAATTTACCAAAGTGGATGCAACAAGGTGTTATAAATTGGAACAAAGGTAATATAGAATTAGAAAACAAATCAACTATCGTTGCTGCCGCCACATCTTCAAGTGCTATTAGGGGTGGTTCTTATAATATAATATTTTTAGATGAGTTTGCTTTCGTTCCAGCAAATATTGCTGAACAATTTTTTAGTTCAGTATATCCTACAATCTCATCTGGTCAAAAAACAAAAATGATTATTGTATCTACTCCCCACGGAATGAATATGTATTACAAATTATGGATTGACGCAGAGAATAGAAGAAACGATTATATACCTATAGAAGTACATTGGTCAGAGGTTCCAGGTAGAGATGAAGCTTGGAAAGAGGCAACAATTAGAAACACCTCACCGGAACAATTTCAATCAGAGTTTGAATGTGAATTTTTAGGTTCTATTGATACATTAATTTCACCCTCAAAAATTAAAACACTTGCCCATTTATCACCTATAGAATCAAACGCAGGCGTTGACATTTATGAAAAACCTAAAAAAGATAGTGTCTATGTTTGTACTGTTGATGTTGCTAGAGGAACTATAAAAGATTATTCTGCCTTTGTAGTATTTGATGTCACACAAATGCCTTATAGAGTTGTAGCAAAGTATAGAAGTAATGAAATCAAACCTTATGTATTTCCTAATATTATAGCAAGAGTTGCTAAAGCATATAATACAGCACATATATTAGTAGAGGTCAATGATTTAGGGCAACAAGTATCAGACGCTTTACATTTTGAAATTGAGTATGATAATTTATTAATGACTACACAAAAAGGTCGTGCTGGTCAAATATTAGGTGCTCAATTCAGTGGCAGAGGTTCATCTCTAGGTATAAGAATGACTAAACAAATTAAAAAATTAGGTTGTTCAAACTTTAAAACTTTAATAGAAAGTGATAAATTAATTGTCAATGATTTTAATATTATAGAAGAAATGTCAACATTTAGTAAAAGAGGTAATAGTTGGCAAGCTGAAGACGGTTGTAATGATGACTTGGTTACTTGTTTAATTATCTTTGGATGGTTATCAAATCAAGCATTTTTTAAAGAAATGACAAATACAAATGTTAGAAATCAACTTTATGTAGAACAAGAAAAGTTAATAGAACAAGATATGGCACCATTCGGTTTCATAGATGACGGTACACCTGAAGAAGAACAGTCATTTTCAGATGAATATGGTACAGTTTGGCACCCTATCGTAAGAAAAGGACTGTAATTTCTAGTAATTATAAATATCTGTATAAAACTTTTGACTATGGGCGTAAGAAAACTTACGATTTATTGATATAATAATTAGGCTAAATAGAGGAGAAAACCTATGGCATTTCAAGTATCACCGGGCGTTCTCGTACAGGAAAAAGACTTAACAAGAATTATTCCTGCCGTATCAACGTCTATTGGAGCAATCGCTATTCAATCGAATAGAGGTCCAGTAGAAGAAGTTGTGGCGATTTCTAGTGAGCAAGAGTTAGTAAGTACATTTGGTAAACCTGACACAAATACATTTGAGTATTTTTTCAGTGCTTCAAGTTTCTTACAATACTCTAACGCATTAAGAGTAGTACGAGCAAACAATACTGGTTTAACAAACGCAAATACAAGCGGTTCATCTTTGTTAATCAAAAACATTGATGACTATCAAAATAATTATGCAACTGGTCAGGCAAACGTAGGAACGTTTTCTGCTAGAACAGCAGGAACTTGGGGAAACAACTTATTAGTTGCGACTTGTCCAAGTGCCAATGCTTTTGAACAAACTTTATCAACATCTGAGCAAGTAGATGATGCATCATTAGCAGTAGGAGACACTTCGGTTACTGTAGATGACGGTACTGTTTTCAATGTAGGAGATATTTTAGAATTTTCTACAACAGCAGCAACTACTGACTTTACTACTGGAGAGAAATACAGAATTACTGCTATTTCTACAAACGATTTAACTATCGTTCAACATCCTTCAGGACAAGGTGGTTTACAAACTGCTGTAGTTGATGACGCTAGAATAAAAAGAAGATGGAGATATTTTGACTCTGTTGACGGCGCACCAGGAACATCACCGTATGTTTCAGCAAGAAACGGATCAAATGATGAAATTCACGTTGTAGTTATTGACGAAGATGGTGAAATTTCAGGAACTCCAGGAGAAATAATTGAAACATTTAGTAAAATGTCAAAAGCTAGTGATGCTAAATCATCACAAGGTGATGATAACTATTATGTAAATGTAATTCAAAACAAATCACAATACATTTATTGGACAGACCATAACACGGCTGGAACAAATTGGGGATCAGCTTCAAGTGGAACTACTTTCACTGCTGTAGATACTCCAACTAACGAATCACTATCAGGTGGTTCAGATGGTTCTGCTGTAACAACTGGTCAGTTAAAAACAGCGTATGAAGAATTCCAAGACGCTGATACAGTAGATGTAGGGTTAATCATCGCTGGTCCTTCGGGCAGTACAACACATATAGACAATCTTATTACTATTGCTGAAAATAGAAAAGATGCTGTTGTGTTTGCTTCTCCACAAAGATCAGATGTTGTAAACATAACTAACTCTAATACTCAAACTAATAACGTTATTGATTTTTTCGATAACATTAGATCATCTTCATTTGTCGTTTTCGACAGTGGATACAAATATGCTTATGACAGATATAACGACATATACAGATTTGTACCATTAAACGGAGATACTGCTGGTTTGGCTGCTAGAACAGACTTAGTTGCTGACGCTTGGTATTCACCAGCTGGCTTTAATAGAGGTATTATTAGAGGCGCTGTGAAACTAGCTTACAACCCAACAAAAGCTCAAAGAGATCAATTATATCCTAAGAGAGTTAATCCAGTGGCAACATTCCCTGGACAAGGTACAATCTTATTTGGAGATAAAACAGGTCTTTCTTCACCAAGTGCTTTTGATAGAATAAACGTAAGAAGATTGTTTATTGTATTAGAGAAGGCAATAGCAACTGCTTCTAAATTTCAACTTTTTGAGTTCAATGATGAATTTACAAGAGCTAACTTTAGAAACATTGTAGAACCTTTCCTAAGAGAAGTACAAGGTAGAAGAGGTATCACAGACTTTTTAGTAGTATGTGATGAAACTAATAACACAGGCGAAGTAATTGATAGAAATGAATTTATTGCTGAGATTTTCATTAAACCGGCAAGAAGTATCAACTTTATCACATTATCATTCGTTGCAACTAGAACTGGCGTGGCTTTTGAAGAAGTCGCTGGCGCTTAATAGTTAGAAGGAGAATAAAAAAATGGCTAACATTACAGACTTCAAAGCTAAACTTGCTGGCGGTGGCGTAAGAGCCAATCAGTATAAGGTAACAATGCCTTTTCCTGGTTATGCCCAAGTTGGTGGAGAAACGGAAGAACTGGCTTTCTTATGTTCGGCAACTACCGTACCATCGTTTACTGTAGGAGAAGTTCCGGTAAACTTTAGAGGAAGACCAATATATATCGCTGGAGATAGATCATTTGAAACATGGTCAATCACAGTGCTAAATGACACAAATATGAAGTTGAGAAATGCTTTTGAAAGATGGCAGAATGGTATCAACAATATGTCTGATAACGAAGGATTAACAAATCCTGCTGATTATCAAACAGACGCATTTGTAGATCAATTAGATAGAAACGGTAATAACATCAAGTCTTATACGTTAAGAGGTTGTTTTCCAACAACTATAGGTGCTATAGAGTTAACTTATGAACCTACTACAACTATACAGACTTTTGGAGTGACTATGAGATTCCAATTTATGGAGTCCAATACTACTACTTAAAAAGTTATATAAGTAGTAATATAACAAGGAAGTAAATTATGGCTGAATTATTTGGATTTAGTATTACTAGATCAAAAAAACAAACAGATCCAAAACAAAGCTTCACGACCAAGCAAGCGGACGACGGTACACAAACCGTCGCCGCTGGCGGTTATTTTGGTCAGTACCTCGATATGGAAGGTACTGCTAAAACTGAAGCGGATTTGATTAGACGATATAGAGAAATTTCCATACATCCAGAATGTGATATGGCAATCGAAGATATTGTTAATGAGGCAATTGTTGCCAATGAAATGAAAGATGCTGTAAGAGTAAATGTTGAAAATTTACCTTATGGAAAAGAAGTAAGAAAGAAAATAGAAGACGAATTTAAAACTGTGTTGAGACTATTAAGTTTCAGTACAAAAGGACACGACATCTTTAGAAGATGGTATGTTGATGGCAGAGTTTTCTATCATAAAATTATTGATAGAAATAGTCCTAAAAAGGGTATCACTGAATTAAAATATATTGACCCTCGTAAAATAAAGAAGATAAGAGAAATTAGAAAAAAACGACCTGAAAACGCAGGACCTAATATGCTTTCAGTTGTAGATGAGTATGTAGAATACTTTTTATTTAATGAAAAAGGTGTTGTAGGTACAACTTCAGGTACAGGAATTAAAATCGCACCTGATACAATCGCATTTTGTCCTAGTGGTTTAATAGATCAAAATAAAAATATGGTCATGTCTTATTTACATAAGGCAATTAAACCTGTGAATCAATTAAGAATGATTGAAGACGCAACTGTTATTTACAGAATTGCGAGAGCACCTGAAAGAAGAATATTTAAGATTGATGTAGGTAATTTGCCTAAAGCAAAAGCTGAACAATACCTAAGAGATGTTATGGCAAGATATAGAAACAAACTTGTTTATGACGCTTCTACTGGTGAAGTAAGAGATGACAGAAACTATATGTCAATGCTTGAAGACTTTTGGTTACCAAGTAGAGAAGGTGGAAGAGGAACTGATATTACTACATTACCTGGTGGACAAAACTTAGGTGAAATATCAGATATAGAATATTTCCAAAAGAAATTATATAGATCATTAAACGTTCCTGTAAGTAGATTAGAATCATCTTCAGGATTTAATTTAGGTAGATCAACTGAAATTACAAGAGATGAATTAAAGTTTACTAAATTTGTTCAGAGATTAAGAAAAAAGTTTACTGAATTATTTAATGATATATTAAGAACACAGTTAGTTTTAAAAGGTATTATAGCTGAAGAAGATTGGCAAGTAATTAATCAGGCAGTTAATTATGATTTCTTACAAGACGGTCACTTTGCTGAATTAAAACAAACTGAAATGTTAAGAGAAAGATTGGCACTTGCCAATGAAATGAGAGATTATGTCGGTAAATATTTTTCTGTTGATTATGTTAGAAAGAGTGTATTGAAACAAAATCAAAGAGAAATTGAAGACATGGATAAACAAATCAAAAGAGAAATTGATGACGGAATTATTGCTAGCCCAACGGCACAAAATTCTGATATTGATGAAATATAGGAGTATAAAATGAGTGAAGAAGTAAAAAACTTTGTAGACGCATTAGCAAACGCAAACGCTGATCAAGCTGGTGAGGCGTTTAAAGACGCTTTAAGAGCAAAAGTAGGTGACGCATTAGATAACCAAAGAAAAGAACTTGCTGGTAATTTGTTCAATGGACAACAGGAGGTGCCAACTGAAGCACAACCTTATAGTGACCCAAAACCAGAAGTTGCTGATGTAGGAACATTTAATAAAGATGGTACAGTTAACACTCTCAAAAATGATGGTGAAGCTGAACTAGATTTGACACAAGATAATGAAAATCAGTAATATTATTAAAGAAAATAGTATAATAAAATCAGAGACTTTTAA